CAGCGAAGAGGAGTTGGCACCTCGTGCTGACGGCGAGGCTGAGTTTGTTGATCTTCATACAGCAGTTTCCATTGCTCATCCTGTTGCTGGTGACAATCAGTTTAAATCTGACAAGGACCAGGTGGACCACACTGGCGCTGAATCAGATAATGCTGAAGGCGAAGACAAACCAGTCAAGCAAGGTACAACTGGTGATACCAAGTTTGCTCAGTTCCGTGATAAGATTGGCAAGACCCCTGCTCGCAAGGGTGATAAGTCACAGGGCGATATGAAAGCAGAGACTGTCAAAGAAGAAGTCGAACTTGGTGAAGATAAAGAAATTACAGACATGATTAAACGTTATGAAGATATGTTAAAGTCATTAGAACGTAAGAAAAAGAAAACACCAGGTACGGGTTTTGCAAAAATAAAGATTAAAGAAATCATTGCAAAGTTAAAAAAAGACCTTGGTGAAGAAGTCGAACTTGATGAGGCAGTCAAGGCTGGCATGATGAAGTTGAAAGACGGTAAGTCAATCAAGGTTAGTCCTGCTGAAGCAAAGATGTTCAATGATGTTCTAAAAGAGTTAAATCCAGAAAATCGTAAGCGTATGGAAATGGAAATGATGAAAGATCAGAAGTCCTATAAATCAATGCTTACGTTCGCTAAGAGGACTGGATAATGCCTATTACAGTAAATCATAAGAAACCAGCGGGATACGTTGTATTCCGTGCTAATTCTACATCTGGTCTAAAACTCAATACGGCTGCTGGTGTCCCTGGTGCTAATGCAATCGGTGAAACCGTAGGGTCAATGGCAATCTCAGAAGTAATGTGGTCAGTATCTAGTGCAGGCTCATGGACAGTCAAACGTGGTGCTAACACTGTCGCAGTATTCTCAGGTTCAGGTTATCATGACTATCAAGCAAGCGGTATGCGTCTAGAAGCGGTTGCCGGTGACCTATCTGCTAACTTAGACTTGACACTAAGTGGTACTGGTGTGATTACAATCAAAGCACATAAAGTATCAGGAGAGTAAGATGAAACTCATCAAAGAGGTATATGAAAATCTTGAGTATATCGCAGAAGCAAATGCCGATGGAGAGAAAGAGTTCTTCATTGAAGGTGTCTTCATGCAAGCAAATCAAAAGAACCGTAACGGTCGCATGTACCCTACAGATATCCTAGAGAAAGAAGTAGAGCGTTACAATAAAGAGTATGTCGAAAAGAATCGTGCGTTTGGTGAGTTGGGTCATCCACAAGGTCCAACAATCAATCTTGAGCGTGTATCACATATGATTAAGTCTCTTACCAAAGAAGGTGATAACTTCATGGGTAAAGCAAAGATCATGGATTCACCATATGGAAACATTGTCAAAAACCTCATCAAAGAAGGCGCTTCTCTTGGTGTCTCTTCAAGAGGAATGGGTAGTCTCAAAAGCAAAAATGGCGTGAATGAGGTACAAGGTGACTTCTATCTAGCCACTGCTGCTGACATTGTTGCTGATCCTTCAGCACCTGATGCTTTCGTAGAAGGTATTATGGAGGGTGTTGAATGGGTTTATGAAGGTGGTAAGTGGGTCGAGCATTTTGTTGAGCAAGCACAACAAGAGGTTCATGCTGCTAGTAAAGCAGATTTGGAGCAAGTTAAGTTACAGGTTTTTGAGAATTTCCTAAAGAGACTGTAATAAATTCGTAAATAAATAATTATTATAAATAAATTATAAACTAACAGTAAAGGAGCGTATTATGTCAGATGAAAATCAAGAAGTTCTTGAAGACGCTGCTGATCTACAGGAGTTTAAGGCATCTATGGGCGATCCCTCAGAAGTACCTGAGCCAACCGCCACTAAAGCCAAACCACTCCCAGGCAGCAAGTCACAAGGCGACAAAGCACCACAAACCAAAAAGGGTATGCTTAATGCTATGATGAAGCATTACGGCGAGATGAAGAAATCAGATCTCTCCGCAGCATACAATAAAATGAAAGAGATGTATGAAGATTTGGATGCTTCAGAAGCAGAAGAAATCTCAGAAACACCTCACATTTCTGCTGAAGATATTGACCTCACTGATGATGTTGCCGCACTATTCGGTGACGAAGAATTGTCAGAAGAGTTCAAAGAAAAAGCAACAACAATCTTTGAAGCCGTCGTTGTTTCTAAAATCAACGAAGCAATGGGTGATATGATTGAGAATGTTCAGACTGCTAAAAGTCTTGAAGACGATGAACTCAAAGAAGAGATGGTCGAGAAAATTGACAGTTACCTCGATTATGTCGTTGAACAGTGGATGGACAACAACCGTCTAGCAGTCGAGAATGGTATTCGTACCGAAATCGCTGAAGAGTTCATGGGTGGTCTAAAATCACTCTTCGAAGCAAGTTATATCGACATGCCAGAAGAAAAAGCAGACGTTCTTGGTGAACTTTCCGATAAGGTCGATTCACTAGAAGAAGAACTCAACAAAGAACTACAGAAGAATATTGAACTTTCACAGTCAGTGGAAGAGTTACATCGTGGTTCTATTGTTGCTGATATCTCAGAAGATCTTACAGTTTCACAAGTCGAGAAACTAAAGGGTCTTGCTGAAGGTGTTGACTTTATCTCTGAAGAAGACTTCAAAGAAAAATTAGAGATGATCAAAGACACATACTTTGATTCAAGTATTGATGAAGAAGTACAGAATGAAACTATTTTTGATGAGGATGAGCCTCTTGAAGAAGAAGCATCCGCACCAAAAGTAACTGGTGAAATGGCACAGTATATGAGCGCAATTTCTAGAACTGTCAAGAAATAATTATTATAAATAAATCTATAAACAAGCGTAAAAGGAGTATTATCTATGCTTTCCGAAAGTTTAATCAACAAGTGGCAACCAGTTCTTGAACATGCCGATCTTCCAGAGATCAAAGATGTTCATCGTCGTTCTGTAACTGCCACTCTACTAGAAAACCAGGAAAAGGCTGCTAAAGAAGCTGCCATGGGTTCTGGTGGTTATCAAATGCCTTCACTATTGGGCGAAGCAGCACCAACCAACGCAATGGGTGCATCTTCATCTACTGCTGGTGATGGTTCAATCGACATCTTCGATCCAGTGCTTATCTCACTCGTTCGTCGTTCAATGCCAAACATGATTGCATACGATATTGCTGGTGTCCAGCCAATGACTGGTCCAACTGGTCTTATCTTCGCAATGCGGTCACGTTTCGACTCACAAGCTGGTACAGAAGCACTATTCAACGAAGCACCAAGCACATTCTCTGCTTCTGCTTCTGGTAACACTGCTTCACTTGCTGCCAGCAGCATCGATGGTTCTGCCGCTCAAGCTGGTAACGATCCAACTGCTCGGGCATCTGGTTCAGGTTATACAGTTGGTACTGGTATGTCAACTGCCGACTCTGAAAAACTTGGCGATGTCGGTCAGAATGCATTCCAAGAGATGGCATTCAGTGTCGAGAAAGTTTCTGTCACAGCAGTTTCACGGGCTCTAAAAGCAGAGTACACAATGGAACTAGCACAAGACCTTAAAGCAATCCACGGTCTTGACGCTGAAACAGAACTAGCAAACATTCTATCAGCAGAAATTCTTGCTGAAATCAACCGTGAAGTTGTTCGTACAGTCAACTACACCGCTACTGCTGGTGCACAAGACAACGTAACAACATCTGGTACTTTCGACCTTGATGTCGATGCCAATGGTCGTTGGAGTGTTGAGCGTTTCAAAGGCATGATCTTCCAGATCGAGCGTGAAGCAAATGCTATTGCTAAAGCAACCCGGCGTGGTAAGGGTAACGTAATGATCTGTTCTTCAGACGTTGCTTCTGCCTTACAAATGGCTGGTGTTCTAGATTACACACCTGCTCTTAGCAATAATCTAAACGTCGATGACACAGGTAACACCTTCGCTGGTGTCCTAAACGGTCGTATCCGTGTCTACATCGACCCATACTTTGCAAGTGCTTCAGGCAAGCAGTATTTCACACTAGGTTACAAAGGTTCAAGTGCCTTTGATGCTGGTATCTTCTACTGCCCATACGTTCCACTACAAATGGTTCGTGCGGTTGGCGAGAACACCTTCCAACCAAAAATCGGGTTTAAGACTCGTTATGGTATGGTTGCTAATCCATTTGCTACATCAAATGCAGATGGTGCTATTGCCTTCGCTAAGAAGAACATCTACTATCGCTTGGTCGGTGTCAGCAACCTTATGTAATCATAAGATTGGGGACAACCCAA